TTCCTCTCGTTCGTGGTCCCAGTGTCACACACCGGGCCGCGTCGATGCAAGTTGCACTCAGGCCGTCAGGGTCTTCAGCCGGATGAGCTGGGTCACGCTCAGGAGCCGGTCGTGCAGCTCCTCGATCGTGCCGTCGTTCTTCACGGTCACGTCGAAGTCGTAGTGATCGAGGGCGACGTCGCTCTCATGCACCCAGCCGTTCGCGTCGGTGTGCGGACCCACTCCGGGCCGCTCGATGCGGACGACCACTCCCCCGGCCTTGCGGATGGCGTCGGCCTCGTTGGGGAAGCGCACGTCGGTCACGACCAGGGCCTCGTTCTCGGGGTCGAAGTCGCCCATCAGGGCGTTGACCCACACCTGAGCTCCGAGCACCTTGCGACCGGCCTCGGTGCCTGCACGCTGGAGGAGGCGTCGGATCTCGGGGAACTGCCTCTTGGCTCGGTCCCACCCGTAGGCGTCGACCAGCTTGGTCAGCCGGACCACACCGACGTCGGGGTAGGTGTCCACCCACGGGTCGAGGGCGTAGAGGAAGGCTCGCAGTCTGTCGGCGAAGGCGTCACGCCTCCAGCCACCCACAACCAGGGCGGCAGCCGCCTCGTCCTTGCCAGATCCGGCGTAGCCAGACAGGCCGATGAGCAGGGTCGGTCCACTCACTTCGGGTCCTCCTCGTAGGGGTTCAGGTACTGGGCGGCGTGGCTCACGCCCATGCCGGTGTAGAAGTTGCGACCCATCGGGTCAGGGATGTCGAGCTCGGCCAGCTCCTGCGCTGCCTCCCAGCGAGCGGCCTTGACCAGGTCGAGCAGCGACTCGCGCAGCTCCTCGTACTCCTGGCCGTACTTGTCGTAGGTGTGCTCGGCGATGGCCTCCTCGACCGTCCACCGGTACTCGTTGCCGACCCAGGGACTCACGCGGCGAGCTCCTGCCCCAGCGACACGAAGACGGTGCCGTCCGAGTAGCGGGCCTCGGTGTGCTTGACGCACGACCAGGTCGAGCAGGTGTGGTAGACCCGGACCTCGTCGGGGATGTCACCGTTGACCAGGATGTAGGCGATGCGCCGGGCGGTCTGGCTGAAGCCGTCGTACAGGGCCTGGCCCTGGTCGGTCTCCTCACCAGCGGCGTCACGGATGAAGGACCCAGCCCAGAGCCAGTGCCCCTCGTCCTCCACCACTCGGGACCAGAACCGCTCGGCCTCGGTGTTCCCCTCGTACCGCTCGACCTTGCCGGTCTTGCGCTCGGAGTAGGGGCGGATGGGACGGTCAGCCTGGACGTCGCCGTAGCGACGCAGCCGGTACTTGTGGGTCGAGCAGATGCCCGGCACCGGAACCTCGTTCTTGCACTGCTCGGACTGGCTGTTGATCACGTCGCACCTCACTGGGTGCTCCTCTCGTTCGATGACGACCCCTCCTCTGGGGCAGTCACAGTGCGCGCCGGGGACTCGAACCCCGGTGTCTGCCGGTCGCGCTACCTACTGGTCACACACTCACACCAGGTCGAGCTCGTACTCCGCGAGCTCGGTGACCTCACCCTCCTCGGTCAGGTAGCCGGACTCGATCATGTCCTTGGCGACTCGTCCGTAGTGGCCCTGGAGAGTCCAGGCCATGCCCGACTTCACCAGCTTGCCGAACAGCTCCAGAGTCTCGGCGTCGTCCAGCGCGCCCTCCTCGTAGGAGATCAGGTCGATGACCAGGCTGCCCATCTTGCTCACTGTGTGCTCCCTCTCGGTTGGTGTGTGCTCACACTCTCACATCGTGTGGAAGTGTGTCAAGCGTGGATCAGGCGGCGTCCTGCTCGGCCTCCTCGCGGCCAGCCTCGACGCCCTCGTCGTAGCCCTCGTCGTAACCCTCGGAGCGACCGTTCTCGAAGCCCTCCGAGTAGGCGAAGTCCTCGCCCTCGGAGTACCCGTCGTCGTGGCCGTCCGAGTAGGCGTCCTCCCGCTCGTTCTCGACCAGGCTGTTGACGATCGCCACGATCTCCTCGGGCAGCTCGTCGGTCTTCAGGACGAGGGCGATGTCGGCAAGGGCCTCGGTGGTGTAGATGCTCACGGTGTGGATCTCCTCTCGCAGTGGGACCGCGCTGTCACCGCAGTCCCGGAGTGCCTGCCTGGGACTCGAACCCAGGTGTCTGCCGGTCAGGCTCCCTCGATCACTCGAAGGGGTAGTTCTCGAAGCTGTACTTGCGGGCGATCTCGTCCGCGTCCGGCGTCTCAGCTCGGAAGTAGGAGGCTGCGTTCCGCACCCCCACACCATCGGCGAAGACCTCCCAGGCGTTGCCGACGTCGCCCCCCATCTCATGCGCTCGGAGGATCACTCGGGCTGCTGCCTCGGGGTTCCGTGCTGCGATCTCTGCGTGGTCCACTGCTCTCCCTCTCTCTCTACTTCAGGATCTTGGTGTCGAAGCCGTAGCCCTGGACGGTGCCGTCTGCGAAGTGTACGTACGCCTCGGGGCGATCTCCCCGCATCCAGCGGAAGCCGAAGTCGTAGTCCGAGACCGGCGTCCCGTAGATGCTCGGGACCTTCTCGCCCCGGTCCCCGTCCCAGCACTCAGACCAGCGGTACCCGCAGCAGTCGCAGTCACCTTCGCCGTCGAAGTACAGGCCGATCCGCTCGGCCTTGTAGTTCGCTTCGAGGTGGTCCTCAGCCTCGATGATCACGTAGTGGGTGATGCCCGCGTCGGCGTCGAAGTCGAAGCCTCCACCGGAGTTGTTCTGGCTGTACTCGAAGAACGCCACGTCGTGCCCCTCTCGCAGTGGGTCTGCGCTGTCACCGCAGGCCCGGAGTGCGCGCCCCGGACTCGAACCGGGGCGTGTGCCTCTCGCGCTGGTAGATCAGGAGGTGGTGCGGTAGCCGTCCCAGCAGTACACGTAGCTGGTGTCGCCGACCTTGGCCCAGCAGTCACGGTGACCGTCGACCGTGCCCCACTTCTCATGGTTGGCCTTGCGCTGCCCGGCCTCCCAGGTCAGCCGCTTGACCGTGTCGTTCCACTTCGGGTTCAGGTAGGTCACGACCCCGTTGCGGTCCACCCAGTAGCTCGGAGCCTTGCCGTTCAGCTCCTTGCCCCCGTCCCAGTAGCAGTTCCGGCCACCCTCGTCCGAGCAGGGCTTCGTGGGGAGGTCCCCAGTCGGGACCTTGACCTCGATGTACTTGACCTCTGCCGGGAGCGTCACCGGCTTGGCCTTGGCTACCGTCTCCACCTTCACCGTGGCAGGGGCGGGAGCGGCTGCCGTCTGGGCGTTGTGCGTCCCCAGGCCGAAGGCCACAGCGCCGAAGGCCAGGACGGACACGATCTTGCTGGAAGTCTTCATGGTGTTCCTCTCAGAGTCAGCGGTGTTGCTGAGTGGGTGCCGAGGACTCGAACCTCGGTGTCTGCCGGTCACCCTTCGACTCACTCGGAGTCGGCGATCTCCTCCAGCAGGGTGGAGGCCAGGCGGTAGGCGATGTGGTAGAGCGCGATCCCAGGGATCTTGCTCAGGTCGTCCACGTTCAGGTCGTGGGGCTCCAGGTCCTCGCGGTACCCACCCAGGTCCAGGAACTCAGTCCAGACCTGGTGCGTGTAGACGCTCGGCGCACCGTCCGCGATCTCCCCGAGCTCGTCGCCGTCCCGGACCTCCTCCGCAGCCTCAGCCAGGGTCAGCCCGTCGTTCTCGACCTTCCACTCGACCGCCTCGACCACACTGTCACGGACACTCGACAGGAGGCGCGCACCGGGCGAGTCCTCGCCGTCCGGGTCCAGCGTCTCGGCGTCAGCCGCCAGGCTGAAGATGTGCCGACCCTTGATGTCGTCCAGGATGCTCATGCTGCTCTCACTCTCACAGGTTGGGGTTGGATCATGGGGAGTGGGAGTCAGGGGCTCGAACCCTGGTGCCTGCCGGTCTCCCTTGCCGATGTGCTCACACTCTCACACTCTCGGCCCTTCTGTCAAGCGGGGTAGATGCCGAGGCACCAGCTCGTCACGGGCTCCAGGAACACTCCCGGCAGCCACTCAGGCTCGCGCCCCGCCTTCTCGCTGACCTCGAACACCCACTCCCCTGCGCCTTCCAGCGCCAGGGACCAGGCACCCTCGCTCAGGCCCTCATGGTTGTGATCGGCCAGGAAGAAGTACCCAGCGTCCAGCGGGTACAGCTCCTCGATCTTGGCCTTGATCTGCTCGGCCTGCGTGCGGTCCATGCTCACTCCTCGATCAGGGCGGAGTTGCCCAGCGGGTGCCAGGGACTCGAACCCTGGTGTCTGCCAGTCACCCTCACGGCGTCAGCCGTAGACGATCTCACCGAAGATGGCCACCTGGACGATCACGTCCGCAGCGTCAGCGTCGATGTGCCCGCAGTCGATGCCGTCCTCGTCGCGGTCCTTCCAGGAGTCCACGATGTACCCGTGAACCTGGGGGCCGACGATGCGCGGCTCGTTCTTCAGGAGCTTGCGGTACGCCTTCTTGATCTGCTCGGAGGTCAGGTAGTGCACCTTCTCCTCCTCGCCGTCCTTGATCGTCGCCACCGCATCGCTCGGGGCGTCTGCGAAGTCGGTCTGACTCGGCTCGATCGCCCAGTAGGTGATCCCACCGTAGGCAGCCGTGTCGATGATGTCCTGGACGTTGTCGTCAGTGATCGTGCTCACGCTCAGAACTCCTTGCTGATCTCGGTCGAGAACGTCTCGGGGACACCGTACTTGACGGACCGAGCGAACTTGCGCTCCTGGACCAGAGCCTTGCCCTTGCGACGGTCGTCGCGGGAGGACTCACGGTTGTCGCGGAACTTGGGGACCATCTGGATCACTCCTCGGATCAGAGCTCCCCTGCCTCTCAGGGGATGCTCAGTGCCTGCCCCGGACTCGAACCGGGGTGTCTGCCAGTCAGGCTTGCGGTCAGACCGCGATGGGAAGGGCGAGCTGATCAGGGTGGACGCTCAGGACCAGGGCGGTGAAGAACTCGTCCCGCACCTCGCGGTACAGCTCCTCGACCGCATCCCAGGACACATCCGCTCCGTCCCAGGGCAGACGGTCTCCCTGCACCTCGTAGAAGGCGTCCCGGATCGCCTGCGACTCCTCGTCCGTGTCCAGGTCGTACTCACGCTGCGCCTGGTCCAGAGCCTCGCTCAGGTTCTCCTCGTAGAGCTTCCACTCACGCTCGGAGTAGTCGGACTCGTCCACGATCGGGTACGCCTCCAGGCCCTCCCCGATCTCCACGATCGCCTTCCAGGCCGCTGTGAACTCACCCTGGTCGTCGTAGACCCGGACGAACAACTGCCGGAGGCTTCCGACCAACCAGTGACCGCAGGTCGCGTCGATGACGTCGTCCTCGTCCTCCGCAGCGCCCTTGACGATGTCCAGAGCACTCAGGTAGTTGGACTCCTCCAGGATGTCGTCCCCACGCTCGGCCCAGGTCAGAGTCGACCCGTGCGTCTCGTACAGCCGCTCGTCCCAGAAGGCCGCGTCCGAAGGACGCTGAAGCGCCTTGTCCGCCCACTCCGTCAGGGTGTCGATGTCGATCTCGTACACAGTTACTCCTACTGTCACAGCACTGTCGCTGAGTGGGAGCCCCAGACTCGAACCGGGGTGTGTGCCGCTCTCCCTTGTGTGACTCACACTGTCACACTCTGCACTGTCAGTCAAGCTCCCCCGAACTCGGAGCCCTCCTGTGTACGTCCGGATACCCGATCTCGTCCGGGTGCCGCTCGGTCTTGTCCTGCACCCACGCTCCACTCGGCGTGATCATCAGGACCCCCGACTACTTGCCGAAGCGAGCGGCCAGGGCAGTCAGGTCGTTCGCCCGGAGGCGAGCGTTCTCGGCAGCCTGCGCCTTGCCAGCGGCGATGGACTGGGCGGTCTTCGCAAGGGTGACGCTCATGTTGATCTCCTCAGATCTCTCTCGATGCAGGACCACTCGGTCCCAGTGGATGCCGGGGACTCGAACCCCGGTGTGTGCCACTCACCCTACGCTCACACTGTCACACTGTCAACCGCATCCACACCACATCCGGACCACCCTCGGTCCAGTTCGCGGCACGCTCGTACTCGGCGAAGCCGAACCGCTTGTAGTAGTCAGGCAGGAAGCCATCGAAGCAGTCGAGCTTGTCCGCACCGTAGTGCAGGATCGCTTCCCAGATCATGTCCTCACCACGTCCCTTGATCAGGGAGAAGACTCCGACCAGGGTGCCGTCACCGGCGACCCCGAGACCGGACAGACCGTCCGTGGAGAGGTAGTAGTCGTAGCTCGCAGGCATCTCCGAGGGCTTCGACGTCGCATCGGCGACCAGCTCAGACTGAGAGCGGGCGGAGCCGAGAGCAGCGGCGAACTCACGGTAGGTGACCTTGATCATGTCGATCTCCTCTTGGTAACACTGTCCCAGCTTGTGCCGTGACCAGCGGGTGCCCTGGGCTTGAACCAGGGAGCGTTCCACTCACCCTCACCCCCTGGGGGGTGTCCGACTTCACCAGCGGCGAAGTCAGTTCCTACCCACAGATCAGGGTAGGCAAGTTCTGTGTCGCTTGCGCTCTGTTGAGTTCTCAAGGTTCCTGGGCTTCGTTCGTACTAGGCTCTCGCCGTTCCTCCCGGCCCTTCGTTCTGGTCCTACTCTACCAGGACTTTGTCAGTGTGTCAACCTGGTCTGTGTTGC